CGCCACAGGCGGGCGAGTTTTACAACTCGATTTCTTCAGGAGTAGAAGCTAGTTCACGTCGATTACGGAACCAGAACATATTCCTGCGGAATCTCCGGCTGACGGGACCGTCAACTGGCCTGCCGAATATCTGATTCGCTTTATCCTCAGATATGACTCCTTTTTCAACAAGTTGGGACTCGACTGTACGCCAACCGCGAAATGACTCTCCAGAAGGCATTCCACGCTTGTCAAGTCGCAAGACAGACCATTCGTACATAGCAGGCACTTGGAGGTAGCATACTGGTACGACGTAGTCCGTTCCTGGTTTGAAAGCCCACAATCCGACTGTCGATGGCGGGAAACCATTGTCAATCGTGTAGCACTTAACTCCGGCATCACGAAGCTTATCAATGAAATCACGAGTACGAATTGGATTGACCTTCCTTGCTAACTCATTAAGTAGCAATTCTTGATCTTCCATTTTGTAACGTCGTGTCATTAGTTCCGAAACTTCTCGGTCAGCTAAGTACTGCTCCTGAGCCATTGCCTTGTAGTCTTTCGGCCACTTGAACCAATTAGGGGTTCCTCCCGCGAGAAGTTTTTTGATTGTTTCACGCGTGGTCTTCAAATCTGAGCGTCCTTCCCAAGGATTCGCCAGTTTTTGCAGTGGCGGCTTTATGATTTCAGCCATGACAGTTCCTTTAATATTGGTTTGAATGGGGACGGCCTTGAACCGTCCCCCTTTCGGTTGTAACTCTTATTGAATTGCAGGTACGCTGTCAAGGAAACGAATACGCTGCGTGTTTGCTCCACGAGCAGGCGGTAGTGTTACCGTCTGGTGGAAGCGGTATGAGCACCAGCTACCAATCGTACCTACAGGGTCGAATGCGGACGCCGGAGCGTTCTCAACAACCTTGCAATCGATTGTACGCCAGTCACCTTCACCAAGTTCTGTGTCGCCTGGCACTGCCTGCCATACGCCGATCATAGCGTAGTTACCCAATACGTATGTACGATATGCGATCTTACCAGAACCGCTGTAATTCGCTGTCGTTGTTACGAATGGGGTCTGACGCAACACAATGTTGGTGCCCGGAAGTTCAATGTCCATCTTCTGGTCTGCACCAGCGATCTTGTCGAACTTATCGATGTTGCCAAGCTTCCACAAGTCAACGATTGAGTTGTTCACTGTCGTTGCATTGAAGATATCGCCTAGCACGTTAGGTGATACAACGCCTGCGAACTTTCCGTTACGGTTCGGCAACACGTTCTTTGAAACCAACTGCTGCTTCAATTCACGTACTGTTGCCAAGTCCAACGTAAACGGTGATGCAAGCAAGCTGCTCTGGTTAACTTGTGTGTCAACCGCAGACAAACCTGCGCTATCCGCTACTGCGCTGTACAACTCAGAAATGCTCTGTCCGGCTTGATATCCAAGTTCGACCGCGCTGTTTCCAACTAGGTCGTCCAAGGCGCTGGCTACGACGAACGCTGAGAAGTTCGTGTAGTTGTTCCATTCACCAAGCTGCGCTGGCGCAGAAATCTGCCCAACGAATTCAGGAGAACCAACCACGCCGTCTCCGGCCTGGACGATATCACCTGTTAGCGTGTTGTACTGGAAGAACTGACGGTTGATACCGCTGTTGTTCGGTTGTACACGACGCTCTGCTGCTACTATAAAGGCGTCCGTTTCGCCCTTCAAGTTAGGAATAAGTTCCTTATCGAACAGAATGCTCTGTGCGGTAAGAATATTTCCTACGTTTGCTACTGACGGATTTGGGCCTCCAGCCATGTGGATTCCCTCTTAATGTGCTCTGTGTCAACCCTTACGGGCTGCGCGGACTACCGTCCTCGTCTGATCTTGGCTTCGGCAACGACGCGTTCGATTTCGGCACGAGTCTGAGGATTTCTCATCTTCGCACGCATTGTCGGGCCATCCCATCCGTTGATTTGGTCCATCGTGAGTCCCTGTGGTGCCGTTGCTGGACGTGGTGCTGAGTTTTGTCCAGGCACGATACCGCCATTGACTCCCGGTCGTGACTGCGCCGGAGCCGGATTTGCCGGAGGCGTAGGTGTTACCGGAGCAGCCGCTACGGATTGCGCCGGAGCCGTCACTGCTGGTGTTGCTGGTACGGAAGCTGCCGCTGGAACCGGATTTGCCGGAGCCGCTGCTACCGCTGGCACTACAACAGGTGCCAGTTGATTTTCTAAAGCATGTAATGCAATTTCAAGATTATCCAGTGTCCATGCCAACTGATTTTCTTCGAAGTAGCTCTTGAATAGAGCCGCATTAGCTTCGCAATTGTTATAATCGTCTTTATGTGTTTCCAAGAAATCGTGACTAGCTTTTTCTTGACGACGAAGTTGATTTGCTTTTGCGTCGGCTTCGGATTGAATACGGTCGCGTTCATCCTTATTCAACTTACGGTGTGCTTCTAACGCAATCTTTGGGTCTTCGGACTTCAAGTCCTTAACCGCTGCCAACAATTCAACGTCCGACATCTGTGTAGCCGGAACCACTGGTGGATTGTTGACTTCACGTACACTTTGAACCTTCTGTTGCTTCAAACGATGGAAAGCGCGAGTCGCCTGCGTGTGCGCCTCAATCATCTTGTTGCGCATTTCCTCTTCTGAAATAGCTTCGAGATGAGTAGGACGGCCAATCGGATTTCCGGCTTCGTCCTTAATCTGATACTCGACTACAATCTTTTTGTTCTTTGCAGCTTCTACTGCGGCGGCTTCTGCCACCTGTCGAGCCGTAGCTTCGGCTTGTAGACGCGCTGCCTCTGCTTCTACTGCGGCATCCTGAACTTCAGGAGTAGCTGGTCCATTCGCATCGATCTGCGCCTGGGCTGCTTCAACATCCGACTGCGATTTAGTTTGAACAGTCTTGTAAATAGCGTCACGCCATTCAGGGACAGCCATGTAACGCTTCATCGTCGTCGGGTCCCACTGTCTGATATGTTCAAACGTGAGAGTTTGCGGCGTAAGATTTTCGGTTGTCATTATTTATTATCCTTTGACGGGATACCCGTCTTCAGTATTGGATTCTCTGGTGCCTTCGCTTCCTTTTCTTGAGCCTCGCCCGAAGCGGCCTGTATATGCCACTGGACACTTCCAAGAATTAGAAGTGAAAATTCGTTACGTTCTCGTGCTTTGATTTGACGGGCCTTGACCACATGATCGTAGCCCGTCTCCTCTGGATTCACTTTGAGAACATCTTCCGTTGCACGCTTACACGCATCCATGTGCATTTCTTCAACAACAGCCCAACCCGGATGCGCCACAAGCCCCGCTAAGAGTGCTCGTTTCGCCGGAGTCAAGCTATCTGCCAACAACGGTGTTTGTTTCATTGGTTATTCCTTTATAGGGTGGTCTCAGAACCGAAACCTTGTGTGGTCGGCTGACCCATTTCCCCTGCCAAGCTGTGCTCAGTGGCCTGTCGGAGAACTTCCGCTCCGGCCTTACCAAGCTGCTTCTGGTCTTCTAATGCCTTTTCTTGTTCGAACTTCTGATTCTGCATATCCTGCGCGGACTTTGCCTGTGCTGCCTGTATTGCTGCCGGAGAATTTGCATCATACTGTTGTGCCTGTTCAGGCGACATCGGTACTAGGAAGTCCTGTGAGAACTTCCAACCAGCAGCGTCGGTAAACGCCTTGAAGATAGCCACTGCGTCAAAATTGTAGTGTCTATCGTTTACATTCTTCATGAATGCTGGACTAGTCAAAAGCTGAATCATGATCGGCAACGCCTGGGCCATTTCCTTCTTTGCGCCCAAATGCGCCCCCGCGAGCACTTCATATTCAAACTTCGCATTTCGGAAGCTGATATGATCGTCCAAATATGTTGTTCCCAATTCTTCGCCCAAAACACGACGTAGAACTGACGTTGGAAGCAATTCGTTGTTCAATTCATCCATCTGGTATAGCCAAGGTTCAAGAACCTGACGTACCATACGACCGCTTGGACCGTCTAGACGGGATGCATTGGCCTGGATAACTCCGGCTGCCCCTGTTGCAGAACGCATACCAGTTGTCTTGATGCCAGCAGAGCCAGCACCCAACATAACTTGTTCGTTCGCTCCAGAAGATTCCTGTGCGGCTGCTTTGGCCTGTTGAATAAACTGCCAAGCTTCCGATGGAACCGGAGGCATTTCCAAAAACTTGAATGCCTTATCAACGTCATCGTCAACGTCAATGATGCCGCCCTGCTTCCAGCGCGTCATCTGAGTTGGAACGTTGAACCCCTTCTTACGAACGGCGGTAGGCTGCAAACCGTAAGCCAACAAGTCCAAGGCAAGGTTTGTTACGCCCTGCTCCACAACTTGTTCTGCTCCGATTAGTTGGCCCAATCCCTGTCCGTAAAAGCTATCCGGCAAATTTCTCCAGTTTGCGCTGAAGAACGGAACCTTACCGTATGGATTGGCTTCATTTCGAATCAAAATATTCTTGCCGCCAAATGACAAGACCACAATCACTTTGTCTCTATCCCAACGCTCAAGAAGTTCCATACTGTTTTGCAACAGGTCTGCTGAACTTCTGAAGTTACGCGGAATTGCATGCTGCAAATATCCGCGCATACCTTCCGGGATGGTCATTGTGATGTTGTCAGGTCCTGACAGCATGTTAGCCATGAAGAATGACTTCAGATCGCTCTCTGACGGAATGTTGTATCCCGGCGCATCGCGAAGCATATTCAAATCATCATAGGTGGCGTAGTCACGGTAGATAACCCACTTTGCCTTTCGAATATCTCCAACACGGCAACCTGGGTCCACCAAAACTGTGCGAATGTCTGCGTACTTAATCCACGGGCGGCTGATCTTAACCGCATCCACGAAGACTTCGAAGTCGTCGGAATCCGGTGTGTCAATTGGGTTCGTAGAAAACACACTGTTAAGCTGCTCTTGCGAACGAGAACGACGGTACTTCTTTATCTTGACATCGTGTTCAAGATAGCCCCACTTGAAAATACAGGTTCCAAGAAGCCCCATCTGTTCGAGGCCGCGTTCGATCTCTTCCTCAAACTTCATATCCCATAGCTGCGCAGAAAACAACGCTGTCTTAGCGCGAACTATTTCTTGCTTCGTCCCTGGGCGAGGGCGAAGTAGGAACGGAGGGTCTTCATAGAACAAACCCTCCATAATCTTAGGAACGATAGAACTTAAATGGTTAGAAAGCGTGAACTTCGGCACTGAAGCCATGAACACGCCATCGAAAGCTGACGCCCCTTGAGGGCTTTGAAGAATGATATCGGATTGGGTCCACAGCGATGCCCACTGGTTAATGTTGGCATAGTTATCAGCCAATGACGCATCGTCAAGAACCAACTTCAGAGCAGCTTCGTCAGAATATATGTAGGCCCCTGTATCAGAGTCCTTATGCATCTCATCCGACGTGATCTCCGCAACCGGGTCAACTTGTATTTTATCCAGCGTTTTCGCTGCGTGCTCATTTAGAGGTTCTGTCATGTTCTAATTCCGTTTCCACCAAAGAACTTTCGTCCAATATGCCCCATCGGACCTTGAGGTTCTTCCTGTGGTTCTATTCCCGGAACGGGCATATTGTGTGACATCCCGAATCCACCGCTATTACTTCCAAAAATCAACTTGTGTGTCTCATTACGAAGATAATCCCTGTATCGAGCCTCATCATCTGCGGCCTTCTGTTCCAGTTCTTTCTTTGAGAGAGCAACTAGACTAGGAACGAATCTTGCCAATTGAGAGAGAACATCGGGTACGTCATCTTTGAAATAACGTGAACTCTTTTGCCCCTTGTACTTTTCAAGCTGTTCGAATACCTCGGGATTCCAAGGCGCGATCAAAAAGAACAATCTAGCAGTGCGTAGAAGAGTTTCAATGCCCTTGATTCGATTTCTCTTTGCATTTTCAGAATTATCCGGCGTAGCCCATCTGATATACGGCCAATGGCCGTAAGTGGTCCTCGAAACGTCGTTGATTCTTTCCTTTAGAAGTTGAAGTCCACCAGTGTCTTCGCCATACCATTGCTGAACATGCCACTTATCATTCATCGCGGCGATTCGATTAGCAATCTCAGTCTGAGACCACTTTCCGAATTGCACATCTAGAACGACCATAATCCATTTCCCGTCTTGGCGCTCCATTGAAACTGTGTTCGCCATATCTATAGGAACAGGAACGGCACCTTCTTGATATACCTTTCCAACAGCGAGTGCGGTGAAGTCAGAGAACTGCTTATTTTCACGGGCCAAATCAATGGCTCCGTAAACATAACCGAAATCTCGAACTCCCGGATGTGGTAATACATCCGACAAGGTCTTTGACTTTCGTTCTTCCAGCAAAATACGATCAAGACTAATCGTACTTTCTTCGCCCCAAACGGGCTGGTTAAGTTGCTGACATCGGAAGCTTCTCTCGTTCTTCATCTTCTTTCGAAGATCAAGCCAAGATTGGTGCGGCGTTCCGGCCAACTCGGGGAAGGTCAAATCAACCATATCCTCGGTTAGCTCATAGATATTACGTCGTTCAATTTCTTTGTGCTCGGGTTTTACCTTCCAGCATGCACGTTCAAAATACTTCAAATTGAACATGTCTGGATTGTCTTCCCAGGTTTTCTTTGTTACGCCATAATAGTCGTCCGGGAAGTAGCGCGTACCGATAACGTCATGCCAGCCCCAAGGCATAAGCATGTTAACCGCGCCATCGGCCTTGAACTGAACCGCCCCACGCGTTTCTTCATTGTTGCTATTAGTATCCGTAACGATATCATCAAACTTCGTGACATCATTATGAAATCCCGTAAGCGTTGACGGAACCGAAATAACACCAAGAGTAGGGTCCGCAGAGAAATGACGCTGCGGGGCATGAGTATCTTCTGAGAGCCTCAAAGGTTCATTTGAAGTTCCCGCAACTCCACGAATCACATATTCTGGAAATAGTAAGTGAAATACATCTGGACGAATGCCTTTCGGCAGGTAGAAAGAACGCTTCTTAGGACCCACCTTAATCATGACTAAGAATTGTTCCGCGAGTTTTACAACCCCGCTAACGATGAGAATTCGAATGTCTGGACAGTTGATTATCCACTGGATACAATCAACTGCGTCGATACTAGACTTGAAGAACCCACGCGAGTCCAACAAAATCATAGTTCTGGCATAGTTTACAATTTTCTCATATTCTACCGGGTCGCGGACGTACTTTCCGTAATCCCTAACTGATTCTATGCGGCCTTCAGAATACTTATAATCATCATCAGTGAATTCACGGGTCTGCATCCAAACATGTGGAACCCGGCTCTGATTTCCTAGAGCCTTTTGAAAATCTTTCTTCAACTCGTATCCATCACGGTATACGCCGTCGAAATTTTTCGCTACGAACTGATCGCAGACTATCTTGTGAACATGAGGTTGTAAATCAAGATCGAAAACTTCAGTGGCTAACCAATACAGTTCCTTACGGGCCTGATCTCGGGCATACAACCACTGATCGAAATGGAGATATCCCCATTTTCCCTTATGATGAATCCCTTTTTCGCTGTAGCGACCCGGCAGTTCAAAAGTGTTGATTGGGATAACTTGACTAATCAAATCAACTTTCTTTTTCTTCTTTCCGCGAGACTCTTCTTCGGGAGTAGGCTCTTCGCCAGCGCCAGCAACATACAAGTTCCACAATTCCTCNTATGATAGTACTTCAGACCTAAAACGGACACCATTAGACTCTGCATCTAACTGCTTCACACGTTCCGGCCAAAATTTCTTCTGACGAATTACCCGACCCCATTCATTGTGATGAAGCCAATTGTGCTTATCCTTTTCTGGCCCTACGTATGGCATTGTGCCCCCGAAAGTCTATTGATCGGTGCGCTTACGATGCGTAAGCACTCTCTTCCTTCTCCTGCTTCGGCTTCAAAACAGGTTTTGCATTAAACTTCTTTCCATCCCAAGTAACGGCCACAACACCGCCTGGCTCTACCAACGCGGCTTTATGGTCTTCATGTAAAATAGCTCCTAAGCTGTGGATTACGCTTGAGTGAGCCGAAACTAAACTAGGCTTTCCTGTTCTAAGTCCAGCGCGAAATGCCTTGAACAAAACTGGACGAACACGGTCGTGCATTCCATCAATAGATTCTCCATCGGGAATGCGCTCATTCGTATGATCGTGGTAATACTTCATGTTGGCATTCGGGTCATCTTTCTTCATACCCGTATACTTTCCCGCGTCCAACGGAAGCAATTGCTTCGCCGGAGTCACCTTTACCTTACGGCCCTTCAAAAGTTTCTTGGCGGTATCTTTCGCACGCATCAAAGGGCTGGTCCATGCCTGCCCAATTTGCTTATCAGCAAAAAATTTTGCCAACTCTTCTGTATCTTTCTTCCCTTTTTCGTCCAAAGGGATATCCTTTTGTCCACGAAATCTGTTTTCTTCATTCAGCTTAGTGGTGCCGTGTCGAACGACATATGCGACGACTTGATCTTTCTTTTCGTCTGCCATGCTACACCTGGGATAGTTCTTCTATCCTTCTCTCAATCTCTTCCTCCGTAGGAATATGAACTGAATACGGCTTCAGTAAAGAAAGATGCGTCAGGGCTTGAATAGCTTCTTCACGACAACGCTTCTCCTCTTCAACCTGAACCATTAGTTTGCCGATCACCTTTTTCAGGGCTTTTTCGTCAAACATCGAAACTCCGATTTACTGAATTGATTTACGGGCCGCGTCTTCTGATTCCATCTTGGCCTTAATACCTTCGCCTGCACTACCCGCTTCCTGCACTATTCCCGAACTAGGACGCGCTTTTCTCGCCTGAGAATAAGATGGCTTCGGTGTGAAGACTCCTGTATCTCCGGTAGACTTCGTAAAACTTTCTGCGCTGCTTAACGCTTTCTTGGCTCCAGCAAGCTTTGCCATTACTCCGCCGTCATCATTTGGCATCTGTGTCTCCACCTGGTGTCGGTGCGTCCGGGAATTTCTGGTAGGTTAACGCATGTGCTCCAAGAAATCCATAATACGCGTAGATAGTATTTTGAATACCACTACCGATATCGTGCCCTGTCTTAAAATGATAGACTAAGACAGCCGCTTGAGCCGAAGAACCAAGGATGATATGAAACTTATTAATGAGCAAGTCCAAGGCCCGGTCAAGTTTCATCATTTTAGTGCTTGAATCCTTTCATTGTCTTGGCGAAATTTGCCATCTTTTTTACGTGTTCGTTTTCACTATTCGCTGCGGCTTCCATCTTGTCGTCTGGAATGTTCTCACCTTCAGGCACACCTAGCGCCCTATGAAGACCACCCTTACGAAGATGATGCATCGCACGATACAAACTTACGTTATGGGCCATGTTAAACTCCCGGTGCCATAGGCGCTGCTGCCCCACCAGCCGCTGGAGGCATTCCGCCGCCCATCGGTGCCGCGCTCGCTTCTTCACCAGGGTTCGGTGCAGACGTGTGGTCCATCAAACCATCTAACATGCTATCGTGGTCAGCAGACGCATATTTCTTGTGACTCTTTCCGTCTTCGTGATGGTGAGTCGTTGTATGAGAACCGTCATCGTGGTGCTCAATCGTAGAATGCGTGTACTTATGGTGTTTCTTTGCCATGTTAACTCTCTTTTCTAGCCTTCCGCGCATGCGCGTAGGTTGGAAGATTTTTGCGCGGAGTTGACGCGAAGTCATGAAGTTGCTTATGAGACATCTCTAGGAGTCCCTTATTTTCTGCGTGCAACTTCTCCGGCTCATGTTCAGCAATCGCCATAGCGATCTGTTGCTTCTTGCTTACTGCTGGCATAAATTACGCCCTGATAATCCCCATCTTATTCGCAAGATAATGAAGACCCGCCACTACAGGAATAATACAGGCAGATACAATCCACTGTCTCGTATCATTCGACTTCATCGTCTCTTCAACTGCTTCAAATCTGTCGTCATGCGCCTTAATAGTCGCAGTGAGTGTTCCCTCTATTCTTCCCAAACTTTCTTTCATATCCGTAAGAATAGTAGACATCTGGTCATCTGAAATGGACATAAATCCCTTAAGAAAATTTTGTCAACGGCTATAACGTCCGACAAGGCCGTGGCTTTCACACGATCTTGGACCAGGAGGGCTGCGATCAATCGAAGCAGCCCGTCGCTGTCCGAGAATGGGTTAGTCTTGAACGATCTTGAATTCGTACAAACTTGCGCTGTTTGATGCGTCTGATGTACCAAAAGTGATTCCGGCAACCAAACCAAATCCAGCCTGACCTTGTGCGTTAGCTAGGGTCACGTTTTGTCGCGCAACTGCTACAGTTCCTTCGGCTACGGCTGAAGCTGCTGTACCTGTCGCGGTAGACTGATACTGAGATTTCATGAATCCGCAGATGCTTGCAGAACTTGGGTCAAGATACAAATCACCTGCAACTGAGAAGCCTACAGGCTGGTTAGCAACCAATGCAGCGGATACTGCCGGGGCCAATAAGCTGACGTAGGTCGGAGATGCAATTGTTCCAGTGTTAAGCTGAACAATCGGTGTGATTGTCGGGGTTACGGCAGATGATGCCACACCTGACATATACACACGGAAACGCTGTCCAAGCAACTTACCTTCACCTGTTCCACCTACGACGAAGTTAACTCCGGCTGGTGTACCAGACTGTGTGTAAATTTGCAACTGACCGCTTGCGTTGGTAGCAGACGGCACCTGCCCAATCTGTGAAGATTGCTGCGGTGTGTTTACTCCAACTGCTCCAGTGTTCCACAATGACAACGGTGGAAGGCTGAAGAAATACTTAAGCGTCAAACCTGTTCCGCCAACTACTGACGGTCCAGCTACGCTCAATTGATACTGTGCGATTACGCCCATTTGTTTCTCCCTTTTATGTACGTTGAAGGAAAGCTGCAAGATTTACCTTGCCCCTTACCGTCCCGCAACGCTTTATAGGTCACGTTGAACGCAACCTAAACTTTCTCTAACGATGTTCCGCATTCAATACAGAACTTTGCTGTTCCCTTATTCGTCTTGCCACACGTATCGCATACAGGTTTACGATCAACAGTCTTTGCAACTTTGACCGCTGCCTGGGCTTTACGGCCTACAAGATGTAGCATAATGGCTTCGGATGCTTCGCATTCGAATCCAGCTACCGGAACAAATTGTTGATTACTGATTGAACCGTCTACCGTGATTCCAATCTCATTCGCGCTTATCAACGAACCACGCTCACCTTCAGCCTGAGACAACACGTTCATAGTGGCAATCTTGCTGCCCTCTGAACTGGAATTATTGGCCCCTTGAGTTGCCTGACACGAAGCCTGGAGAGAACGAGTCCCTGATAGAATCGTCCCTGAATGGGAGTCGCTTTGAGTAAGCGTTCCACAGAAATTCCAGTGTGGCCACGGGTAAGGATAAGGGCGTGGATATACATAAGGCCAAGAGTGGTGATGATACGTATGATGTTCCACGATCTTCGAAGGTTCATAAACCCTCTCGCGTCGGAACTCTACCCGTACCAATCCATCTTCCGCGCCTACGCCTCGATGCTCTTCGATACGCTGTGTGCGCTCGATGAACTTGAAGCGATTACCACGTTCGCGATTCTGTCGATAGAACCGCTCGATGTCAACTGACTTGCCTGGGTCTACCACTAGCCAGCCTGTCGCATCCTGTCCATCTATACTAATTTGTGCTTGCATGCGAACGGTATCCAAGTTCTTCAACAGAACCGAGTATTCGCTCCCAAAAGGAAGTTCTACTCTATCATTAGATTCTCTAAGAACCTTTCCGTTCACTTTCACTGCAACTACAAAATTGTTTCGGTGCATCATACTTCTCCTTCAACCGCACGACAGACTAGCATGCGCAAATTCTTAAAGTCTGTTTGGACTTGATGATACCCGCATGTGTTCTCCATTCTCATGTCGCTTAATCCAATTACAATTAGCGCAAAGAATTTGAAACGCATTTGATTCATCAGCTAGAACAAGTTTCAGAAACTCAACCTGAGAAATTTTACGACGAGTTTTGAATCCATCGCCTTTCACGTGGTCAATCTGAAGTGCCCGTTTATCTTGAAAACCACAACGAACACAAACATGCCCCAATTTCTTAAAAACCTTTTCTTTCAATTTCTCTACAATGAGCCTAGTGTATTCGGTAATATATGTTCCGCAACAAGATTTACATTCTCGTTGCAGGCCATCCGCACTACGACTTCTCTTAAAGAAATCAGTTGTAGGTTTAATCTGCCTACATTTACCGCACATCTTTTCCATTTCGCTCTCCAACAAGAGATTGGCCGGGGAGTGTTGGCTCCCCGACCGGATTACGGGAGCTACCCGAAATCCAAAATTACTTATGCGCCTGCGGCGTCGCCTAACGCCTTATTATGTCCGTCCCCAACGTTTGATTGTCTCTTCTTCGGGTCCTGACAAAGAGTTTCCTCTTCATGAGATGAAGATGCATGCCCGACATGCGCCGGAGCAACCTTTTTCTTCATCTTTCCACCGAGTGTTTCCTCTGGATGAGAGGTAGAACCTGGTTGAGAATTGCCCATCGCAGACTTCTTCTTCATCATTCCGCCGAGGGTTTCTTCGAGTGACTTAGCCATAAATTCTCCTAAACTTACTGGTAATTGACTGTAACCGGAACGGCACTGGCCGGAGATGTAGCTCCTGCCGTACCGCCTGTGGTTACACAAAATGCGCTCAACGCAGTCGCAAATGTCTTTCCTGGATTCGCCCCGGTATATAACAAATGCGTCACCTTAACTCCGGCAGGGACAAAAATAACCTCGTCAGGAACCGTTGTTCCTACAACAATTCCACCAGACGCCGCATTGAATAGCTTCACGTAAGAAGCCGCTGCACCGTTCAATGTGTTATCGATAAGTACGCTATATGCAATCGCAGAAGACGCTTTAATCGCATCGACCGCGTTACCCATAGCGGTATCGTTGAACTGAGTTACGTTCGACGGTGTGCCAATATTTACCTGAGTTATAGCCATCGCTACCTCTTAATTCTCAAATGACATCAATACAAACAAACCTATCACATACGGATTATCCTGATTCGTATGTATTTGATCTAGCGGCCCGGAGAAAACGATAGTGATAATTCCGTGTTCTAATGAGGTTGATACTATCGAAATAGAAGAGCCTGCGGGTTGAGCCAACAGACTTATTTTGGATAACTTTACAACCTTGCTAGGAAAAAATGGGATGTATCTATATCAACAGAAGTTGATATTCCGTCTCCGGCAAGAACCAAGCCGATACTCATTGGTTGTGTAATCATATAACAAATATTTCCAATAGTTAAAATATCAAATCAGCATTGGCTTGAGTTAGCGCATTAGCAGGAGGAGCAGTTGTAAATGTTGTTGTCAATACTGTTCCAGACAAAGAAAAAGTATAAAATGCTGGATTAGGAGAAAAAACTCCAGTTGGAACCATTGCTTTTCTGTCGGTCGCAAACCAAATTGGGGGAACCGTTGACGACGGAACTGAAAATCCATAAGGTCCTGTCAAAAGGTCTAAAGTAAAAACAGTCTCTACTCCATTTCCGACAACTTCAAATATGATTTGAACACCAAAATTATTAGCCATCAAAGTTTATCCTAGAGGAATTTCAGCCCAAAGAAGTGAAGGTGTCAATAAAGGAATTGAACCTGTAGATGTTACGACAATATCAATTCCCGAGTTAGGACCTACAACAATAACCCCCGCAATATCGTCTTTGAAAAAGACCAAATTTGGTGTTGTGGTTTCTAATTGTGCGCCGCTAACAAAATATCCCGGAACTGTCGGAGCACCAACAAGTGTTCCCGCCGTAAACGTTGCGCCTTTAGCCACGCCTGCGTTTCCGACAAGCATATTTTGGGGGGTATTTCCGGGAGTAGTTGTTGTAGGTTGCTGACCTGGGACTAATTGAAATCCTATACTCAACCCGCCTGCTATAGTAGAATTAGTTACAGGAATAGTAGCTCCTAACAAAACCAACTGAACCCCCGAAGCTGCGGGATTAAAAAGAGCAAAAGGCCCGGTTGCTGTAGCTGACGCCACTGTTGCCGCAGCCGCTGTATAACTTACTCCGTACACAACTCCGCCAGATACTAGATTGTAGTACCGAGGGAATAGATCGGCAACAAACGCTGACTGGCGAATCGCCTGTCCAAAATTCATCTTATCTCCAAATCTCTATAGATTAAACGAATAACCCCGGTAGTCCGTTCTATGAACAACTGCTCCGCCTTTTCTAACTATAACCAATAAATCTTGTTTCAAGTCAGGAAACGCGGTAGCAACCGGATTCAATGGGTCCGTACAAAAACGGGTTCCCAATAACGCATTTGGCGAGCCGTCGCCTTTTAGAGTCGGATTAAATAAACCGCAATCTGAATTCGTTGATGAAACACCCAAATAATTCAAGTACCATACCACCTTACCGCCTTCATCAATAATTTGAATCAAATCCAAATTACCCGGATTACGAAATATTTCTCGTATAGCATCCACACCCGTAATAGCAACATTAGCAGAATAATAACCAAATACTGACGATGCAAGCGGATTCGCTTGCGGCGCTACGGCAACAAATGTTTTGCAAACAGAACCAAAGAACGCAGACATCGCCGCTACGAGAGATTGAAGATGCAACACTCCACCAGTTTTCGCGGCGGTAAGAGTCGCGGAAAGCGCCGTCATCAACGCGTTAATCTGCGTATTGATGGTAACTTTCAACAGCACGCTTCCAGAAAATGCAGCGGAAGCCGCATTCAATAGATAGAGTGTTAGTCGATTCAACGCCCCGTTGAAAGCATGCGCTACGGCTGCAATATTATGAAATGTCTTTTTCGCAAGGGAACCGTTAAATGCCGCCGCAATAGCTGCTAAAGTTTTTAGAGTTTTCTTAACTAAGGCCCCATTCAAGGCAGCCATCGTAGCTGAAAGAGCCTTGGTTACAGACAGAATCGTTGATAACGACCCGTTGAATGCAGCCGCAATCGCACTCAAAGCCTTTAGAGTTTTCTTTACCAAAGACCCGTTGAATGCAGCAGTGACAGCGGACAAATTCGTCGTAAGAGCGAGAGATTGAAAACCTACAAAGTATTCTTTCCAAGTAGCAGGAAAAGAATAATCTCCTACGAAATCACCTGTATCAGTAAGCCGCTGAAAACCTTGGTCGCCTTGTATTGGCGCGAACTCCTGCCATAAAAGAGAATCTGGAAGACACACCGCAGGAATTACTTCTGCGCCGGAACCCCCGCCCATTTGGTCTACTGTATCGCATGACACACCAGTTCCAGAAGTTGTCTGCCCAAAAAATAAGATTCCTTCATCACTGAATGGAACGAATGAAAGCACAGTTGGGTTAACGCTGCGAAGTTCAAATGCAACAGCGTTCCATGTTTCAGCTACCAGGGTTACTTGATTCGTAACACTTGATGGCGATGCAGCGGTGTTATGATTTCCTGCACCGGAAACGTTTGATGACGCAGCCCCACCGGAAGTAACAGCGGCATTATCAAACGTACCACCGCCTGTAAACGCGGTTATCGCCCCGACTCCCACACCTGCAAAGCCCGCTACTACGAAATTATTGTTATCCTGCGTTGTTAAGGCGATAGACGGATTCGCGGCGGTTCCTGCCGCTGTTGCAGCCGTCCCAATTGCGACCACACCAGAAAATTCAAGAAAAGTAACAGTAGCTTTAGAGCTAGTAGCTAAAGTAACTGTAATTGTTCCCGTCGTACCTGGAATCGAAATTGTTCCACTTACAGGCGTAGAATAAATTGCAAGGATAGGAGCGCCAGTCGCAAGTTTTTGAAGGGCGTAAGTATTTCCCACGCTATCAACAACGCTTGTTATCGTTGTTCCAGCGGCGGCGGCAGAAACCACTACAATATAGGTGTTTCCTGCAACAGTTGATGTTGCATTCATCGTTAGAACGGCGGAAGTAGTAGCAGCGACACTGATAGATTTTTTTGTTGCACTTACAAACGCTATCGCCATTTTACGTTACCGTCCACGGAAGTAACTTGACACCACCCCTTCACCAATCTTCTAACCACGATACTGCAATATCGAATGCTACGGAAGCTGTGGCCGGAATCTGAATAAATTCTAAACCTGCGCCGGGGCCTATTTCAATTCCGCCAGGAATAGGATAAACCAAACCTGCGGCTGCTACCGCAGCAAACGTAAAACGAATACTAGAATCAACAGTACCGTCACTTGTCGGCTCTGTGCCGAAGGCACCTAAGTCTAGCAATACTCCAGAAGCTGGTGCTACTCCTCTCGTTGACTGTTGCGTAATGCCGGGAGTTATCGTAGCACTAGGAGTTGCGCCACGGGCTGAAATGCGGCGCAAACGGCCAGCCCAACCAGCGGTTCCTGCTGCATTGGCAAACATAGAGAATGAAACTACTTTAATACGTTGTGTGGCATGTGGATTCCACAAAGCCCATACAGCGTGGTCTGCGGTCGCTGTTGTAGCGGTATTTCTTCCATTGACTGAATACATTTTATGTGCCGCCGCCAGGAATTGAAAGTGAATATGTAAATTGAATTGAATCACCGCTCACAACATTGATTGCAACAAAAATTCTGTGGTCCCACATCGTTCCACCTTGCGCTGCCTGACTAAACAAACCCCATTCAGTAATAGCAAGAGTAGATACATAAGCAATCGTTCCCACACTCTGCACAATAGCAGGAGTGGTACTTCCGGTTCCAGAAGCTGATTGAGCCTGCGTATTTGTTCCGGTCGCTCGGGTAGCCGGGCCAGCTTGTGTTTGAAGAATAGTGTCTGTCTGCGCTGCGGCTGTTGTTCCTATGCCACTATCATGGAACTTCATGTTGAAGATGTCAGTTCCGACCGCGTCAACAGTATATGCCACGGCCAAAAAATTCAACCCGGCATCTGTAACTAATCCAAGTGAAGGGATAACAAGTGGCAAAGAATGAAAAGATGCTGAGTGAATTAATAAAGCGGAAGCTGTAGCAATTCCAAAAACTTTTGTTAAACGATTCAACAGTTGCCTATAGTTAAATTCTCTTCCTGAAATTATGCCCAAATTTTCTGACGTTCCGTCTGCAAAGAAATGAACCGCAGATAATTCGCCGTAATACTTTACTACTCGTGCTCTATTTTCCATGCTTTCTGCCCGCTTTCTTATCCCAATATAAATAGAATCTTCGCTATGATACCTCGTGGCCCAGGAATAAAACCTTCAGTTCGGCCTCGGGCGGCCAAACCGTGCTTAATCTTCCATTCAAGAATCCAAGATTGAAATCTTTTCCTCATCGCCAAACCCATCCGCACTTCGGACACATCATTACGTCAGAAGAGTTTTTCTTCTGAAGAATCGTCTTGCATCGAGCGCAAAGACGCTGCCACATAGGTGTCATGAGACCCCTATAAACACAAAATGCGGAGTTACCCGTTAAGATAACTCCGCAGAAAATTACTTAGTACGCCAGAACCCGTTACTGTAGCAAATGAAGACTGTTGGGAAAACGGTTGCAACTGCTCCGTTGTTAGCCGCTAACACAGAGAAAGCCGCGTTAGCTGCTCCCTGATTAATGGAGTCTCCGCCTGCAATTCCGCCCTGAGCCGCACTCGCCGGGAAAACATTCATCGCATTTGCTGCGGCGTCATTTACAACGACGATTTCCATACCACGAATGGCCGGAGGCAGCGTGATTGAATCGGCAGCAGTGGCTACAGTTATCACACGAACAAGTGGACCTGTAACCTTAAAACTATTCGCTTGAGTACCACCAGCAGTGGCTACTACGCTATCCTGCGCCATAGACTGACCATAAAGTTGGTTATTGTATGTCTGACCTGCGGCGACCTGGCCACCTTGAAGCAAAATCTGAACTGCGTCAATATGTTCGCCCTGGTCGATATACTGTTCACGGGCTACCGGAAGACCGGACCCCGAAAGTGAAGGAATTGCCATCTAATTTTCTCCTGAAATTTTACTGAATCTTTATCGACGACGACGAGCAGTTAATGTACCGTATGCAGAAATTCCCGCTACTGTGAAGGTGGCTTGCGCTACTAGATACAAAGTCGTAGCAGCAGAAACCAAAAGAGTCGTCAATGGAAATAACACAATCAAACCATTATTGACTGCGGCTGCCTGAGACCATTGGTCATTCGGGTCGGGACCGAGACCAGCGCCGCCTGGTTGAGTTGAAAGAGTAGCAGATGTCAGCGACATGCTTGCAATCAATTGAGTAAGATTTGTAGTTGCCGCCAGATTAAAATCAATAGCCGCCCATACATCCCAATCTCCAGCGGTAACAGAAATACTTGTGACGTTTGCTGGCGTAGCGGTTGTCAATGCAACAGCAGCACCGCTCGCAACTGTAGAACGAATAATTTGTCCGACTGAACCAACGTTTGCGGCCGCCGCACCACTTGCGCCCAATACAGCGCCGTTCGGGTCGAGACCACCAAGTACCGCGCCGCCCTGATTCACAATGTGAATAGCATCGTCACCTTGAATCGTACTGATAACATACTCTGCGCCAACTGTGGCCATGTATAAATCTCCTAAGAAATGCAAAAGCCGCCCGGTTAAGGCGGCTTCTTAAATTTGGTCGAGGAAGCTGGATTTGAACCAGCGAACTCTTGCTTCCGAAGCAAGCGGGAACGGCCAGACTTCCCCATTCCTCGAAACTTATGCGTGATGAATTGCGTGACAGTTCGCGCAAAGAACATCACATTTTGAAATCTCTGAAAGAAATCTTAACAGACCCGTTCCAGAATGAACATCGCCTATCGAAAATTCTTTCTCGTCTGAATCACGGTGATGAAACTGCAATGCTCTTGGATGCCTGTCGAATCCGCAATGCTTACATCCGAGAATAAGTTTTATTTCATCTGAAACTCGCCGCAAAAATTTTCTTTGCTTTACATCACGAGCAGCCTTCTTTGGCCGAACAATTTCAGCATTGTTGTGATACCAATCTCGATGATATTTCTTTTGTTCTTCTGTCAACATAAAATTGGTCGGGGTGACATGACTCGAACATGCAAGGTCCGTAGACACCGCTTTCCAAAAGCGGAGGGCTTCCTTTTACCCGCCTACACCCCGATAAACTATCTCAAGAATCCTGCGATGATCGCACCAGATACTTGGCTTACAAAATCAATAATTGCTTTTTCCTAACGTGTCACGCTTCTGACTGAAGTCCAAATACTCTTCGTACAAGCGCCACGCGATCAGGACTAGAACTCCGCTCCATCCAAGAAAGTACACGGACAGGCCGACAGGAATCCCGAACCCAAAGAAATGAAACGGAATCTTTTGTAATGCTTGTTTAATTCCGTTCATATTCTCTCAAATTGGCTGCTCAAGAAGGACTCGAACCTTCATGTCGTGGTTCAGAGCCACGCATGCTACCAATTGCATCATCGAGCAATAAATTGGTCGCCTTTACCGTGCGTTACGCGGTCTCTGTTTGACACCACTTACGCGGGTCAGACTGTTTTACTCTAAACTAGCAAGCGATAAAATTGGCTGCCTCGCCAGGATTCGAACCTAGATAGGTGGATTCAAAGTCCACCGTCCTACCGGATTAGACGACAAGGCAATAAAATTGGAGCACGAGGAGAGAATCGAACTCTCGCGTTGATGTTTTGCAGACATCTAGCTTACCACTTGCCTACTCGTGCATGGCGGGGAACCGTCGAATCGAACGGCGTCAACCCTTCTCAGAGTTGTCACGGTTTTCAGGACCGCTGCCAACCATTTGGCGCTGTTCCCCATAACGAATTAAATCTTTATACTTCTTTTCACACTCTCGGCAATCATGCCTGAGATTATTCCATCGATTTTGCTTCTTAGCAAAATCATCTACTGATTTATCCTGCTTACACATCCTGCACCAAGACATGCCTTCAGGAGACAATTTCCGTTTATCCGCGTTATTAGAATTGTAGTAATGCTGAACATTACATTTCAAATGCGAAAATGCAACATTGCCTAAATCCCAAAACAGTTCTGCCGAACGCCCTTCCCAAGGTTCGATGTGTTCGATACTCAACTCATCGACATTCTCTATAGGAAGTTTACATCGAACGCAAATATTATCACTGTATTTCTTCAATTGGCGAAATAAAACCATCTTACGAAGACGGGTTGCTGCCGCTCCGTGAGAGACGCCTAACAGTTTTGTAATGCGTTCTTCTCTATTCTTTTTACTCATAGCCGTTGACCCTCCGGTCGCTGACACATGATTTAATTTTGGAGGAAGAGCAGGGATTTGAACCCCGGCAACCTTACGGTTGGCTCCGCATTAGCAATGCGGCACATTTCCAAACTCTGTCACTCTTCCTTGTTTTTCTGGTGAACAATAGCCTGGATTCTGTATCGCTTGCGCGATGACTGTCATCCATCTTAGCTCTCAACCCGGCTGTCAACACGTCCAACGAACGCTCAAGCCCTATTTGAGATTGCACCTGTGTGGAGTTACTTCGCTCGAATGAGCCTTTCGGCTACGAAGCCTAACCCGTGCGCTTACGCGCCCCGCAACTTCCACGGCACAGCGTTGAATTGTGTCCAGAACTTCCTCGATAGAATTAGATACGGAGTTGCCTCCGCCATGTCTCTACCGCGACAGTCTAGCTCACCAAACTTACTGAATCTTGATGACACCGTCATCTTTGCTGTTAAGCAAACTCATGCACGCCTGAAATTCCGACATTGCATTTTCCGCTAACTGCTTGCCATCATCGTCTTTCATAAGAAAGAGAACAGCACCGGGCTTACCGTCAACTAAGAATGCTCCAAATTTCTTTTCGAAATTAAGAACCAATTCAAGTTTGTGCCCGTCTTTTGTCTCGTACAAATAGTGAGACCCAACTTTATCCTCTGACTGATATTTGTATACAAGAGGCTTTTCTATCTTCGTAACAACGCCTGGCTCATCAGAGACGAAATCCATACTCAAATCTTTTTCTACGAGCGCCACATGCGCNGCTAAGAAACTATCTGGCGAACAAGAACCGATGTCATAACCCTTTGAAGCAGTCTTCTCTTGTCCAGGAGCGATACATGCCGCCAGCAACAAACTAGATACAAGAATCAATCCGCGAAGAAATTTCATAGTGTCTCCGCGAGCATTTGACAAGGCACTGCTCGTGTTTCAATCGCCGCCCATTTATTTCTGGTCCCTTGTTCGGCGTACAAACTGGTGACTCTACGCGGACTCGAACCGCGATGCCAGGTTTAGGAAACCTGTGTCCTGTCCATTGGACGATAGAGTCAAAAACTGGAGGCCCCACCGGGAATCGAACCCGGATACATCGCTTAGAAGGCGATGGTCCTATCCCTTGAACGATAGGGCCGAATTTGGCAGGGGAAGAGAGATTCGAACTCCCATAACTGGTTTTGGAGACCAGAGTCCTAGCCGTTGGACGACTCCCCTAAACTTTGCGCTCACGTAATCGTCGTTACGCCCGGCAGTGACCGGGATATCAGATTCTTACTCGCTAGGAAGAATCTGCAAAAAGATTGGAGCGAGCAACGAGACTTGAACTCGTTTCTCTGACTTGGAAGGCCAGGGCACAGCCTATATACCATGCTCGCTTAATTCTTCGGAAGCGTGTTCTTTACAGTGGCAATTAGCACACAGAACTATACACTTCTCAATCTCTCTCAGAATTCTTTTCTTAGACCAGCCGTTTCGAATTCCACGTGCCACGGCGTCATCTTTCAATTTTGGGTCTACGTGATGAAACTGCAAACAATACGAATGACTTTCAGGACACCTAAAACATTTCAATGCTGCTTTAAGTTCTCTGTACCATCGAATAATTTCTTCTCTATATTCGCGGTTCTTTCTTCTCACTTCTACTTTATGCTTTGCATAGTGAGTCTTGTGATGTCGAGAACTCTGTTCTTTATTTCTAGTCATTTCAAAACTTAGGCAAGTGGCGTTCTCGGAGTACCGAGACATGATCGGGGCTGTTTTATCTCACCACTTTCACAGCCACGCCGTCGATTGCACTGCACTTATAAGACTGGAGCGAATGACGGGAATCGGACCCGCGTCCCATCCTTGGCAAGGATGAATTCTACCACTGAACCACGTTCGCTCGAAATTGGTAGCGATAGATAGAATCGAACTATCCTAGACCTGCTTATGAGACAGGTAAGTTCACCAAAACTTTATACCGCGTCAAACTTGATCGCTAAGGTTTATGTCGTTGTCTTTCGACTTCCGATAATTTTTTGAATATCGGTATCGCTTGGCAACGGTTCCTTGCGTGGAGGGGCGTCAAACTCCGGTTGAACCTTTATGCGGTCACTATACGCGCCGCCTCGCTCTTTAATCTCTTGACTTCGCTTTTCCTGTTGAATTTCTTCCGGCGTCAACTCATGCGCGGTCTCGTCAACACGTTGAATTTTTCCGAACGAAATTTTTGGTTTCAAACGCTGCGCTCTCACTAAAGAATAATCGTTCGGCATATCAACACTAACTCCGCTCAAAAATGGTCGCTAAGGTGGGAATCGGACCCACTCGATACGCGGCTTATGAGACCGCTGTTCGCCCGGTGAACATCTTAGCGATTGGTGTGCCGCACAGGAGTCGAACCTGCATGGGAGATCAAGCCCAGGAGGTTTTAAGTCTCCCGCGTCTGCCTTTCCGCCAGCAGCACACTGAAATTGGTCCGCCGCGAGGGACTCGAACCCCCATGCACTTTAGGCACTAGTTTCTAAGACTAGCGTGTCTGCCATTCCACCAGCAGCGGATAAAACTTGGTAGCGTTGTCGGGATTTGAACCCGAGTTAGTTGATTGAAAGTCAACCGTCCTGGACCTGACTAGACGACATCGCCACTGAAACTTTCGGACCTTCGTACAAATAAGACACGGAATGAAATTCTCCCGGCAATCCTGTGATCGGAAGAAATTCAATAACATAATACTTACCGTCTGTTGCTTTCGCAATCCAGTACTTATTCTTAGGTTCGGCCCAATTCATTTTAACTCCACAAAACTTGGTAGCCCCAACGGGAATTGAACCCGTTTTACCGCCGTGAGAGGGCGGCGTCCTTCCGGTAGACGATGGGGCCATAACACGTGCCTTTGCACGTCTTATCCGCTGAAAGAGACATATATGTCGCTTTAAGCAACTATAAACTGGCGGTGCTAACGGGATTCGGACCCGTGATTTCTCCCGTGACAGGGGAGCGTAATAGACCAGGCTATACCATAGCACCGTGGAGCTAAGTGACAGAATCGGACTGTCGTTTCACCCTTACCAAGGGCGCGTCTTACCATTAGACTAACCAAGCATCAAATTTGGAGCAGAGCGTTGGAATCGGACCAACGTTCGCGGGTTACGAATCCGCTGTCGTACCACTGGACCAGCCCTGCAAAACTTTTGCAGTCGGACATTCACTCCGATTACACTCCGTACTGACCCCGTTAGCAACTTAATGGTTGCGGGGAATTTCTGAGTGCTGCAAACTTAATCAGAGACGGCGGCGTCACCTGGACACCTTCGTGGGGCTGAGTACCTACCGGAGGATATCACTTCCGGCACGCTCTGAATTCTTTCTGAACGGTCAGCAACATTTCTGACGTTTCTTCGTGGACTGCGTACCATTGACCGCTCAAAAACTTTAATTCGATGGTAAGGATTCGAACCTTACGTCTGTCCCGTGTTAATAGGGCCTCTGCGTTTTACGCCGTGCCTTTGACCACTCGGCTTCTCACATCGAAACTTGGAGCACAATATTGGGTTCGAACCAATAACTACTGTTTACAAGACAGTCGTTTTGCCGACTAAACTAATCGTGCTTAAAACTAAGAATCGAGAGGCAACAAGCGAGCTAGGAGATTGTCAGGACTTTCACCCAACTGTCTTTTAGCATGAGAAGTAACCCAACTCTACGGCACTCACGATTCAAAAACTATGCAAGGCAACAAACGTTCAAAGATGACGGGTTTGAACCGTCCGCCTTTCGGCGTTCAACCAGAAGTAACTCTGAACTACGGCACTTACGAAATTGGCTGTATCCCTCAGATTCGAACTGAGACCGTGGGCATTAACAGTGCCTCGTCCTGCCATTTAGACCAGGATACAATAGAAAACTTTCTTGTTCAGCGTGGCAGTTAGCACAAAGAAGAATACATTTCTTTAATTCTTCCTGAACTAACTTCCATGACCTCGAAACACCGGACTGCGATATACCAAATGACTTCTGCGCCCGGTCGATATGATGAAAATGTAGCGCCGCAATACATCTATCGTAGCCGCATCTACAGCACTTACCGCCTAATAACTCAACGGCCATCTGCTTAATACGTCGCCGTCGTTTTGAAACTGCTTTACTGTCTCCCATTAAACGTCTCCCTAAAGAGTACGCCTAATCGGTAAACCTCCAGCCATTCGGTTTACGTCCGAAAACGTCTACAACCCGGATGTTATCCCGGTAAAATTTTTAATCCGATACTCTTTTCGCTTCGGTTTACGACGCGCTTTCAGCATTCGCGAGCGAACCGCCGTGTTATGCACTGGCGGCACTTATGTGCTTTGCAAACTTGGTAGGCCGTACAGGACTCGAACCCGTATGAGCACGTTCGAAGCGTGCCATCCTATCCATTGGATGAACAGCCCATAAAATTAAATTAGTTGCTCGACTGCGTGACAGCATTAGATAGGTACTGTCTTTCTAAACTAGCCGATTGCCGCTATCTCGACTCGCAACTAAATCTGGTAGGCTTGTGGAGACTCGAACTCCAATTGCTGGTTTCGTAGACCAGAACCTTGTCCTGTTAGATGACAAGCCCAAATCAGTGATGCAAATATTTCCAAAGAATGACAAGACCCGTCAGGGCACTTACCACGCTGCTAACTGTTCGTACTAACTCCATCGACAGCCACTGTGGTCTTTTCATCTTTCTTCTTCGATCTCGCTTCATACCACTTGCGTCGAAGATCGAGATACTGCTTCTGTGCTGCTAAACTTTCTCTTTGAATTCCCAATGACTCCTCAGTCATCAACCTTACGGCATGGTCATCAAAATAAATTCCCACGAGAAAGACTATATCAGCAGCGGCGAGAATGAAACTGGCGATCAGTATAACTTCCTGCCATATCATAATTCACCTTTTGAAATTGGTAGGCAACAAGAGATTCGAACTCTTAACCCCTTCTTTGTAGGAGAAGTGCTCTGACCGTTGAGCTAGTCACCTATTGGTCCCAGGCCCCGCCGTGAAGCAAAGACCCAGGATTAAAACTTGGTGGACCGGAAGAGAATCGAACTCTCAAATCCTCGGTGCAAGCGAGGCAGTTTCCCGTTAGCTTACCAGCCCACAATTAAACTCCGGTGGGTCTTTCATTAAGCACCACCGTGCTATGTTTTACTTCGATGTCGCGCTGCGGTATTTCAACCGGACACCGTTGATAGTGCCACGCTTCCGCGTCCTCTGACATGCTGCGACAAATTTGGTAGTCAATGATGGACTCGAACCATCATATCTCGCTAATCGGGCGAGTGTCCTGCCATTGAACGAATCGACTAAAATGTGTTTCAATGTTCGGACGTAAATGCCTACAATTTGAACACATCAAAACTGGTGGATGATGAAGGACTCGGACCTTCGAAGGTCGCATGGACCGCCTGTTTTACAGACAGGAGTAATTGCCGCTATACGAATCATCCAAACTTCCTCGCTAGGGTCAACAACCCATTGGTTCCATTCCAGCCGATTGTACAATCGTAGGAACTTCACATGTGGACTTCTACCACGCGAATCTTGGTGGGACGCCAGGGACTCGAACCCTGATTCCATGCTTAAAAGGCACGTCTTCTAGCCGTTGAATTAGCATCCCAAAACTTTGGACTATACTTGATACCGCGCCTAGTACCTGGCACCGCTTTATCAATCGCTATCGGGATTGAAAAGCCGTGAAACTTGGTGGACCGCATGGGAGTCGAACCCATATTTACCGCTTAAGAGGCGGTGCTTCTAGCCTTTGAATTAGCAGTCCAAAACTCTCTCTAACAACGCCCAATACGGTAATTCATGCGGATACTCAAACTTTCCGGCTTGAACTACGGCGACTACACGCCAACCATCTTGCGAGTACTGATTCAATTCGGACAGATCACCGAAATCAAATCGAATTCGAATGTACTCGTATTTCATAAACTTGGTAGTCGATTAGGGAATCGGACCCTACTGCAAGGCTTATCTGGCCCACAAGTCTTTATAAGAGACTGCCGCGTTCCAACGCCATCGACTGAATATCGTGGTCCCGGCTTCGGGGTTCAAACCCTGCCGCCTGCATATCACCGTCAAGCAATCTGCATTTCCCTCGTTTAATCTCCGTTGACGCGAAGAATGAGTAAGGTGCCACAAAGATTGGTACGAAAGAAGAGAATCGAACTCTTATGAGACTAGCTCGGCGGGTTTTGAGTCCGCTGCGTCTGCCTGTTCCGCCACTCTCGCACAGGAACCGGGAAACGCTATTGCGTGTCCACTTGAGAATCGCTATCGCGAATCTCTGGTCCAAGATTGGAGCCGCCATGATACGTCCAGCTTACACTGCCTCGCGATTCGCGGATTGTACACCGCGCCCATTGTCAAGACCAAATCGTCACGTATCTAACGGCATAAAAATTTTGGACTGTAACGTAGTCCATACGTAACCGCTGCCCTCTGCCGACCCGAAGGTCTAGTGGCAGTTCCAACATTCCGAAGAATGTTCCCCGGTCAAACTTGGTCCTAGACCGTGGAATCGAACCACGTGCGCCCCGCTCTTCAGACGGGCGCTCTGCCAATGAGCTAGACTAGGAATAAAAGTATACATCGATACAAGCGTTTGCAACCGGATGCTTTCGTATCAACGGGTGGTCAGCCTATTGCCCTTTGCCCGTCCATCCTTACGAATGGCTATGGAAAAGAACAGACCAAACAATCACACCAGATTAGCCTGCGCAAGCCTTAGCATCTCTCCGGCATGAAGCAGGTAACATCGTCGTTCGCCTGGGAATCGGACCCGGCGAACAAAACTTTGGGACTTTCCAAACCAAGTGAGCACGTTGCAATCGTGGTCCCTCTCACGGGCTTACTACGTATCTAAACGTAGATGAAACTTTGGGGTGGTCGATGGGGTTCGAACCCACTATAATCGGATTCACAGTCCGACGCGTCACCTATATCGCCCCGACCACCATAATATCTCACAACTTCGAAAACTTGTCAAGTGTTATTTTACAATTTCTTTTCTGCGGCCTTAACATCGGCCTGGAGCAAAGCGAATCGGCGCATGACTTCGTCTCGAATGTATCTCTCCATCGTCATGTACGCGATCTGTTCTTTCGTCAAAAACCCGAAGACCTTTTTGTAGCCTTCGACAACGTAATCGAACAGATTGTACTGAAACTTGTATTCCGCGAAACTTGTTGCCAATCCACCGCCAGCAAGTAATCCTACCACGAGCAATAGACTCATGTCAACTCCCTGAACCTGAAACTCCACCGCTCATCAATTGTACCCCGCTGAACTTGCTGGATACTTTGCATCGATCTCGCCTATTTGCTTCTTTGCTGCGGCTGGCCCACGGCCACTCTTTACTTCCGGATTTGTCGGAACACTACCGTGATGACTTCCTGGTGTTCCCAATGCATCATCACAATTTGCTGAAGCTGCTTCCTTACCCTCGTGAAACGTTCCGCCCATTGACGGGTCAGATGCCTTTGCGCCGTATGATTTCTTTTGTGAATCAGAACCGTATGGGGGAGTTGGCACGGAACGCACCGTACCTCCGCCACCTGAATCCTGCTTAGAGCCTGTCGCATCTCCATTCGACGCCTGCCACTTTGCTAATGCTGACTTCTGGCTCATCTAACCTCCAAACATCTTAACTGAAAAACTTTCTTGTGTCGAGTCCTAAATGCTTAAACGCTCGGACTACCTGATCTTTGAATTCCCGGAGATCGGGGTCACGGGGCGCGTGNGGCCTGGTCTTAACTGGCTGCGTTAATTCTGTTCCGTCATCAACAAGCCCGGCTAAAGACAATGGAAACATCGTGGTCAAACTCGGACCACCTGCTACTGCAAACTGTCGGCCATCTTCCAAAAGCACTTCAAGCCCGTAGGCTTTGCTCGCGATAGACTTGACGACGCCCGGAAAATGAAAATCACTTTCCTTGCCAGACGCATCTTTCACAGTAACAGAATCTCCACCAAATCTTGCGTAATTACCCAGGTGCCAAACTTCATTCGTTGTTACCGGGTCGATCAATTCGGTTGGCGTACCAGTTGAAGCCTTATCCGCTCTAAAATGAAAACCAGCAGTTTGACCAGATGACACGGCATCCGGATGAGATGTAGGACCTTCCGAGTCCATCAATTCCTTCGCGGCTTGCTCAACCACCTGATCGAGAATCTTCTCGCCTTCGGGTGTATCCCAAACTGACTTGGGGGACAACGGCGCGGTCGCGTCTTCAAGACGTTCTCGTTCCAGCTTCTGCCCGAATGATTCAGGAGTGCGATTCACAATTGTCGTCTCTGACATTCCATCTTGCCTTTAGAACCGGAGGGAGGGCTTTCAACCATTTTTCCCTGGCTCTTTCTACCGCAGAATCAATCAGCGTGTCAAGACTCTTTTGGTCCTGGTCCGCTTCGAATCCTACCGCTCGATTCAATTCCTCAACGGTCATTACAGATCGCATGCACGTCTCAGAACAAAATCTCATGTTCTTTCGCGTCTCAACCTGACACCACGGGTTCGCACACAATCTCTTAATGAGATAGTGTTCCGGCTTAGTCCATTTCATCATTTGAGACACCGGGTCTTAGATCAGACCCTTACTTCTTGTAACTTATTGATAACAAAGGAGATAGGTATCCTGTATCTGTCTCACCACCATCGTAATCGTAGGCACCCGGCGAAGCCCCTATGGGGC